TTGGTTCGATGCACTATGAGGTCTATACAAGGGATTACGGACCTCAGACGGGCACGTACATCTGTACTCTGGACAACTATCATCAAGATCCAGACTCGATTGACTATGCGACAAGTGAAAATCCGTCCGAACACAAGTCACATAATCTAATTGAACTTGATAACGGGCAGTTTTGTCTGTATCCAAACAACAGAACTCGTATCTATGACAACAGTTTGACACCGGAAGAACCAAAAGTGCCCGATTTTAAGGTTTCGACGGTCTATTATCAGGTCGAAAACGGTCATGATCGTGATGGATTAGGAAATGATGAGAATTATTTCTGGAAAACGGCAAAAGAACGTCAAAATATTGATGAAAATGATAAAAATGAGGGTATAAATAAATAAAAACTCTGTCTGATGGCGGTAACACGGATATCTAGAGCATTCAAGGACATTAGTTTGTCCTTTGAACCTCATCCAATCACAAATGACTTACCAATTTTAAAGAATGAATCGGCAATTCGTCGTTCTGTGAGAAATATTGTCCAGACAATACCCACTGAAAGGTTTTTTAACCCTGTTTTTGGGTCTGATGTCTATAAAAGTTTGTTTGATTTTGTAGATTTTGGTACTGCCGCGATCATTGAAGATCAAATTATTACTTCAATTAAAAATTTTGAACCTAGAGTGGAGAATACAAGGGTCAGAGTAGACCCATCACCCGATGAAAACTCATTTGAGGTCACAATATTCTTTGATATCATCGGACAAGAGTTTCCAACACAAGAATATTCATTCATATTAGAGGCAACGAGATAATAAAATGCCTTTTACTAAGTTTACCAACCTAGATTTCGATCAAATTAAGACATCCATTAAGGATTATCTTCGTGCAAATTCTGATTTTACAGATTTTGACTTTGAAGGGTCTAATTTTTCAGCTCTGATCGACACATTAGCATATAATACTTATATAACAGCATTTAATTCCAATATGATTGTGAATGAATCCTTCTTGGATTCGGCAACAGTCAGGCAGAATGTGGTTTCTCTTGCTGGAAACATTGGTTATGTCCCAAGATCAAAGACTGCATCAAAAACAACGGTTTCTGTTAGAACTGTTTTAACTAGTGATTTAGATGATAACACTATTGAAACTGTCACATTAAGTGGTGGCATTTTTTCAACNGGNACTAGTAATGATACATCATTTGTTTTTTCCACTATAGAGGATATAAAGGGAAAAATTGAAGAAGAAACTGGTGTTGGTAAAGTCGCATATTTTGATAANATTCCCATTTATCAAGGAACATTACTTAAGAAAAAATTTCTATATGANGGATCTCTTGATCAAAAGTTTATTTTAAATAATTCAAATATAGATACAACCACTATATCAGTTTACATTAGTGATTCTGGAACTGAGAAAGGATTTAAATATGTTCCTGTAGAAAATATATTAAATGTCAATAAAGATTCGAGAATTTATTTTATCAGAGAAATTCAAGATGAAAAATATGAAATAAGATTTGGTGATGGTATTTTTGGAAAGAAACTTGGAGACGAACCAGGATCGGATGGTAGTTATATTACCGTAGAATATTTAATTACAGATGGTGAAGAGGGAAATGGAGTTAAGAATTTTACATATGCAGGATCAATTAAAAATCAAAATGGTGCAATAGTATCGCCAAATGAAACCTTAATACGGGGTGAAAAAGTAAACGGAGTTTATAATGATCAACCTTTAAAATCTCAAAATGGCAATAATATTGAACCAATAGATTCCGTTCGATATTTTGCTCCTCTTGCATATTCTGCACAAAATCGTGCCGTGACTCCAAGGGATTATGAAGCAATTATCAAAAGAATATATCCAGACGCAGAATCAATGTCAATTGTCGGAGGAGAAGAATTAGATCCTCCGGAATTTGGAAATGTGCTAATCAGTATCAAGCCTAAAGGTGGAACATTTGTCAGTGATTTTAACAAGAAGCAGATATTATCAAAACTCAGACAATATTCAGTTTCTGGTATCAATCAAAGAATAATAGACCTTAAAATACTTTATGTTGAACTTGATAGTAGTGTTTATTATAATGAATCTTTTATTTCAACAGTGTCTTCATTACAATCCGAAGTTTTAAATCAACTTACTGAATATTCTAAATCCACAAACTTTAATAAATTTGGTGGAAGATTTAAATATAGTAAATTGCAAAATATTATTGATGAAGTTGATAGAAATGCAATCACATCAAATATAACTAAAGTAAAAATTAGACGAGATTTAAAAGTTGCAATCAATCAATTGGTACAATATGAATTATGTTATGGAAATAGATTCCATGTAAAAGATGCTTTTAACATAAAATCTACTGGATTTAGAATTTTTGACGAACCATCTACTGTTTATTTTACTGATATTCCAAATGATGATCAAAAAACTGGAATACTTCAAATCGTCAAAATAACAGGAGAAAATACAACAAAAATTGTGAAGTCTTCTGCCGGTAGAATAGATTATATTAAAGGTGAAATTATAATTGATACTGTCAATATAGTGTCTACCGACAAACCAGATAATATTATTGAAATTGAAGCTGTACCAGAATCAAATGATGTCATTGGTTTGAAAGATTTATACTTATCTCTTGACGTTTCAAAAAGTAGAATAAATATGTTGAGAGATTTAATTTCTTCTGGGGATGAGATATCTGGAGTGAAATTTATCGAAGATTCATTCACCTCAAGTTATTCAAACGGAAGCATAATAAGAAACTAATATGATACAGACAGAATTTGAAACCAGAATAAAGGTACAAGATATTGTATCAAGTCAACTTCCAAATTTTATCTTAGATGAAAGTCCAAAAACAGTAGACTTTTTAAAACAATATTATCTTTCGCAAGAATATCAGGGTGGACCTATTGATCTATCAACAAATTTAGATCAATATTTAAATTTAGATAATCTTAGTCCAGAGGTTGTGGTTGACAGCACCACTACAACTGCACAAGTAACGTCTAGCGACTCTATAATAAATGTATCCAGTACTAAAGGATTTCCTAAAAAATATGGATTATTAAAAATTGATAATGAGATTATTACATATACTGGAATAACAACAAATTCTTTTACAGGTTGTATTCGTGGATTTAGTGGAATCACTTCATATGGAACAAACTTTGACAAAGAAGAAATAGTCTTTTCTAATACATTATCGGAGTCTCATACTTCAAATTCTTCTATTCAGAATTTGAGTAGCTTATTTTTAAAAGAATTTTACAAAAAATTTAAAACAACATTTTCTCCTGGATTGGAGAATAATAATTTTGTATCTGATTTAAATGTAGGTAATTTTTTAAAAGAAATTAAATCATTTTATCAGAGTAAGGGAACTAATGAATCGTTCAGAATATTATTTGAAGTTTTATATGGAGAAACTCCATCTGTAATTAATCTAGAAGAAAAGTTAATTAAACCATCTTTTGCAGAATACAGAAGAAGAGAAATTGCTGTAGCTAAAGTTATTTCAGGAGAGGCATCTTTTCTTGAGGGTCAGGGGTTATTCAAAGAAAATTCAAATATTGTTGCATCAATTTCTGAAATAACTCCTTTTAAAATTGGTGATGAATTATTTTATAAATTATTTCTTTTTGTAGGATATGATGAAGAATCTGATATTCAGGGAAGATTCTTACCAACTTCAAATTCAAAATGTACTGAAGATGTTTTAGTTAATGCAAAAGTTGTAAATGTCGATTCGACAATTGGATTTAAATCCTCTGGAAGTTTTAGATCCGGATCTAACATTATTACATATACAGATAAAACTGTAAATCAATTTTTAAATTGTGAAGGCATTACTAATTCTATATCTCAGGGTGATTTAATTCATGATAGTGAAGTATATTATGGATATGAAAATGGAGATATTAGTAAAAAAGTAGAACTGGTATTTTTTAGCACTTTAAGTAATCTTATTCAAGATGGTACTGTAAATGTAAATGAAGGTGATCCAATAGGAATTAAGAATCTTGGAGATAAAGTAAATAATCCTCTACAAAATAAATCTCCAAAACAAATACTTGCAAACTCTTGGGTTTATAATACTAACTCTTCGTATTATATTAAAAATTTTGATTCTGCTACTCTTGAACTTTTTTCTCCTGTCGATAAGGCAAGTTTAAAGGTAGGTGATTTTGTTGAAATTGTTGAAAGAGATACTGGTAAAGTAGTAAGTAATAAAGACCCCTATGTNGATCTTAATGGACAGAAAATACAGGGAAATACCAATATAACTTTGAGTGGTGGTTTTTCATCATCAATATTAAAGGATGATTTTGATTATAATTTAAGAAAAATACTTAATAAAGCTAATATTGGAGAACAGAGTAATGTTGAATTTAAATATGGAAATAATAGTTTAATATCTGATATTCAAAATGTTTATTTTGATAAAGAGTTTGCCTATGTAGCATCAAATTCTCTACCATCAGCTGGAACTAGAAAAGGCATAGTTGGATTTCCTTTTTCTGAAGATATTAATGTAAAAATAAAAAAATTAGTAATAGATCTTGATAATCAAACGGGAGGAATTTTAACTTCGTTTAATGAGATAACTGGAAAATTTAATTCAATAAAAGTATTAGATAATGTCGGCAAATCAGTTTTTAAAACAGGTGATCAAATTTTTTATCAACCACAGGGGGATGTTTTAGTTGGATTAGAAACTGGAAACTATTTTGTTGAAGTAATTCCTGGAAGTAACGATGAAATTAAATTGTATGGATCAAATTTTCTCATCGGAACTGAAAATCATCTGTCCTTCTCTGGTATAGGAACACATACAATTACATTAGAATCTCAAAAATCCGGAGTCGTTGGAGCACAAAAGTTACTTAAAAAATTTCCCATTGAACAACAATTGGTAGATGGTAAAAAGGATAAGACTATTCCTGGTGGAATTGGTTTATTAATAAACGGTGTTGAAATAACAAATTATAAATCTACAGATAAAGTATATTATGGACCTTTAAAAAAAATTAACGTTTTGAATGGTGGAGAAAATTTTGATGTTATCAATCCACCTAAAATTTCTATTGGAACTGGATTAGGTATTACTGCTTTAGCTCAACCTACTATTAGTGGATCTATAAAAGATGTTCTTGTAGATTTTGATACCTACAATTTTAATATTGATAAAGTTGTATCTATAGGTGTGACCGGAGGAAATGGAAAGAATTGTGTTCTTAAACCTTCAATTACAAAAACTTTTAGACAAGTCGAATTTGATGCTAGAACCACTGAACTTGGTGGCGGTATTAATACAACAACGAGTCAAATTGTATTTGATGTTGAGCATGGGTTTGTTGATGGGCAAGAAGTAATTTATGATTCCAATTTTGGGGCNTTGGTTGGAATTAACACTGTTGAGAGTGGAATTAATACACCAAGTTTGGTGAACAAATCAACATATGTTGTTGATGTAACTAATAATGTTTCAATAAAATTACATGAAAACATTGATGATTATAAAGCTGGAATCAATACTATTGTATTTACTGGAGGATCTGGACTTCAAAGAATAAAAGTNGGTCCACTAAATGTATTAAAAGANATCGTTGTAGTAAATGGTGGTGAGGGATACACTAATAAGAAATTAATTGTTAATCCAAGTGGTATATCCACAGAATTTAATTGGATTAATTTTGAAAATCATGGATTTAATCATGGAGACTTTATAACATATTCAGTATCATCTATTGATGGGTCAACTACACCCGAAACAATCTCAGGATTATCCACAGATAAGCAATATAAGATCTTTAAAATAGATAATGATAAATTTAGATTATGTGATGCTGGTATTGGGGGAACAATAACTAGTAATTTTGATAGGAAAAATTACGTTAAGTTTAACTCAAACTCTGGAGTTGGATATCAGCAATTTAGTTATCCAGAAATTTCTGTAGATTTTACATTCACTACTGTTGGGTTAGGTACAACTAGTACACAATCTATTACCTTAACTCCTGTTGTAAAAGGATCTATAACTTCTCTAGACTTATATGAAAAGGGAACAGGATATGGATCTTCTATCATAAATTACGAAAACAATCCAACAGTTTCTATTCTAAATGGAAAAGGTGCCAGAGTCCTACCCATAATATCAAATGGAAGAATAGATTCTGTTAATGTAGAATATTCTGGAGAGGATTATTATTCTGTACCGGATGTTGTTGTTACAGATACTTCTGGATCTGGTGCAGGTGCTGTTCTTAGAGCTATTTTAAAAAATAATAAAATAGATTCTGTAAAAGTAATAAAATCTGGTATTGGTTATTCATCAGCAGATACATCAGTATCAATAATTTCTTCAGGATTTAATCAAGTTTTAGATACCAAAGTAAGAGANTTAACCGTCATAACTAATGAAAAATATGATTCTAATAAACTTTTAATTGACAATGGTGACACGTTAAAATACTCTGTTTGTGGTTATGATATTAATACATTTTCAGAATTAGATGAGGAAGGAAATCTTGTTCCAGATATTAATTCAATATCAGGTATAATCGGATGGGCGTATGATGGAAATCCAATTTATGGACCTTATGGTTCAAAAGATCCTGATAAATTTGTAACTGCTGATAGATTAGTTTCAGGATATGTTCTTGATTCGGATTCAGTTGTTGATAGACCAGATGGATTTGATTCTGGATTTTTTGTTGAGGATTATAAGTTCAACAACAGCGGAGATTTAGATGAACATAACGGTAGATATGAAAAGAATAAAGAGTTTCCAAATGGTGTTTATGCATATCATGCAGTAGTTGATACTCAATTGAAAAATAATGCTCCGTTATTCCCATTTTTTGTTGGTGACACATTTAGATCTAAAAAAATAAAAGATAATTTTGAATTTAATTTCAATCAATCATATGATTTTAATAATTCCAAATTGCAAAGAAATACATTTCCATATAATTCTAATGAAAAATATGCCGATAATTATTTTATAAAAATCAAAAAAAATCAAAAAATAGAGGTAGATGGAGTAACCACTGGTGGTGTAGATGATATATCTATAGTTAATGGTGGAACTGATTTTAAAGTAAATGATATCCTAACGTTTGATAATAGTGAAACTGGAGGAGGAGGTTTAAATGTTAAAGTTTCTTCAGTTGGTGGAGAAAATATAACAAAAGTAAATACGATAGAAGAAAAATATAATAATTCAGTTTTAATTTGGGGAGGAAACACTGTAGAAGTTGTTCTTGAAAATGAGCATAATTTTGAGAATGGTGATTATTTGGCATTATCAGGAATAACAACTGATTCTTTAAAGCATTTAGAAAAATATCATAGAATATCAGTTGATAACAGTTCATCCGCTAGAACTATATCAACAGTTTCATCTGGAACGGCATCAACTGAAATATATGTTTCCTTTATTCCGAATTATGTTTCTTCAGGTTCTACAATTGGTATTGGAAATGAACAATTAACTGTATTTAATGTATTCAGAGATTCAAATATTTTAAGAGTACAAAGAGGAAATCCGGGTCTTGCTCATACAGTGAGTTCACGAGTAAACTACAGACCAAAAAGTTTTAAGATTGATAGAGAAATTTCTTATTTTGATTCTAACCCTAATAATAGAGTTTATTTTAATGCATCTGAGTCTGTGGGATTGGGAACCGAACAATCGGGATTTTCTACAACATTTACATTTGGAAACTCTACTATCACTAGAGAGATTCCAGTAAAAGGCATATACTTAGAAAATCATCCATTTGAAACAAATCAATTGGTAAAATTGACTAATGTTGAACTTGAAAAATTTATTAGATATTCTGCCGAAGTTGATGGTAACCTTGAAAATCTTTCAAATGGGAATTATTATGTCGTAAATAAATCCAAAAATGTCATAGGAATTAAGACAGGTATAGGTGATGCCTTCAAAGAGGTATATTTTAGACAATTTTCCTCTAGCGGTAACACTGCAGATAATGATGGATATTTCTTTGAACCACTAAAATCTAAAATAACTGCTACTGTACAATCCATAGAAACAACAGTATCAGTATCAACAGCACACAATCTTAAAAAAGATGATTTAGTTCAATTAAATATTGTTCCAAATCTTTCTGTTGGTATTGGAACAACAGCATCATCCGTAAATGTTTCTTTAGATAGTCTGACAAAAAATATTCTTATTAATTCTTTAACTTTTAGTTCTTCGGATATTAATACTAGTGAAAATAAAATAGCAATAGAAAATCACAACTTAAAAACAGGAGATAAGGTAAACTATATTTCATCTCAAGTTGCTCCCGGTTTGCATACTGGAGGATATTTTGTTTTCCGAGTAGATGATAATAACATTAAACTAGGAGAAACATATACTGATGTAACTGCGATTAATCCAACAATTGTAAGTATTAATGGAACTGGAGGTTCATCTCATTCTATATCATTGATAAATCCAGAAATAAAAGTCACCAAAAACAATAATCTTACATTTGATTTATCTGATTCAAGTTTAACTGGATATGAATTAAACATATATCATCTTAATGATTTTAATAATGAATTTGTTTCTACAGGAATTACAAATACTTTTAGTGTTACAAAATTTGGAACCAATGGATCAACTGGAGCTGGTTTAACTCTTTATTCTGATAATAACACACCAGTTTCTTTATCATATAATATTGAAAAATCTGGATACATTAGTACATCTGATACTGATGTCAAAAATCACTCTACTATTATTTTTGAAAAAAGTAAATATAATAAAAAATTCAAAGTTGCTGCAGGAGTTGGAACAACTACTTTTAGTGTATACTTAGAAAACACTCCAGAAAGATTTGAATATTTACCATCTGATTGTGAAACATTAGAGTACTCGACTACATCCAAAAATGCAAAAGGAAAGATAAGTTCTTTAAATATTATATCTTCTGGTAGTGGTTATAGTAAATTACCATCTTTTGTTGGTTCTTCATCAACANTNGCGGAAAATTCTNCAATCACTATTTCTTCTGATACTGTTGGAAATATTAATNGTATTGATATCATTACTGATGACTTTAAGTATTATACTGATAATACTTTNAAACCTACATCTTTACTTCCAAGTGTTCTTGAACTGAAAAATTCAAATACCATAAGTTCTGTTGAAGTAAGTAACGCTGGTGAGGGATATTATAATGCACCCAGTTTAGTAATAATTGATAAAGTAACGAGAGAAAAACTTGATACAGGATTTTTAGAAGCAAATTTTGACACAAATATTACAGGTGTGAATATTTTAGAACAACCCTTTGGACTTCCNGACGGTGGTATTGATGTTAAGGCAGTATTTAATACGAATGGATTTACAATAGATTCAATTGAGTCTGCCGTAGGAACATCTGTTACATGTATTTTAGTTACACCATNTAGTGGATTNAGTACATCTCCATTTAGAGTTGGAGATGAAATATATGTCGAAGGTATAGAAAAATATAGTAGTCATGGATCAGGACACAATTCTGAAGACTATGGATATAGATTTTTCAAAATAACATCTATACCAGACGANGAAACATTTACAATTGTCTTTGATGTATCAGATGTTGGATTAACAACCAATACTGGAATTGCAGTTACTACACCAGCTGGAAATGCCAGAGTGATACCTAAAAAACAATATCCAACATTTGAAATAGTTACAAAATCTTCANCATTTGNCTCTGGAGAAAAACTCGTTGTTAATGGAGTAGAAAAAGATTTAGAAGTTGTTAGGACAGATAAGAGTAACCTTATTGTATTTGGTTCTGATAGTGAAACTTTAAAAATAGGNGATATNATTACTGGAAGAGGATCCCAATCNAAAGGANTAATTAATAAAATAAAAGAAAATAAAGGGACTTTTGATGTAGATTTTTCGTATAAANCTAATATTGGATGGGAAAATTCTATTGGAAAATTAAGTCTTGATCATCAGGTCATTGCTGANAATGATTATTATCAAAATCTTTCTTACTCANTAAAGAGTAATCAAACGTGGGAAGAAATAAAATCACCTGTTGGTAGACTTGTTCATACTTCAGGATTAAAAAATTTCTCAGACACTCAAATNGTATCAGAATCAGCAACTAGTATTGGTTCTTCAGAAAGTTCAATTTCTATTCANGANACTATTGATGAGTCTAGAGTTGATGTTTTAAGAGGAATAGATTTAGCTAGAGATGATGATTCTGATGGTGTAACATCAAATTTCTTACAATTTAATAAAACTAGATTTATTGATTTTNTTGATTGTAGAACAAATAACGTTNTTCCTATCGATAATATAAATCAACAATTTTCTAATTTGGAATCTAGTCCAGATAAATTCTTAAATATAGATAATCTAACCAACACAGAACAATATGATAATTATTTAATTAGGATTGAAAGTTTTAATAATACTGAAAAACAATTACAACTTTCAGAGTTTGTATTATTATCTAATGGAGTTGAACGCACACTATTCAATAAATCGGAGTTAACCAATTCCGGAATAGCATTTACTACTTTTGCTGAAGATAAATTTGGAGATTATTTCATAGAAACAGATATTGATCAAGGATTCAATTATCTTAGATTTGTTCCTAAAGATCCAAACAATATTGATTATGATTTAAAATTTATTAAAACAAGTACAAATTCTACTAACAGTGGAATAGGAACTACATCTATAGGATTTATTGATTTAGTATCATCGAGTAAATTTGCAACTACAGGCATAACAACAACAATATATTCAAAAAATATTGATACACTAGAATCCGCATATATTACTAGTAAAATTATTAACACCTCTACAAAACAAATGAATTATGTAGAGACATATATCACACATGATGGAACTGATGCATATTTTTCTGAATATTATGTTGATACTGCAGGTGAAAGTCTTGATAATAGAATAGGAATTTCAACAGTTACTATACAAGATAATAATTTAGTATTTTTATATGAAAATGATACTAGTGATTCTATTAAAATCAGTTCTAAGATAGTTGGATTTGGAACGACAACTATTGGAAATGGTGAATATAGATATTTGGTTCCTGGTCAAGATCCTGGGGAAGAAAAAACAGCAAAATATGAAGCATCTTTTAAAGTTGGAATTGGAACAACTACAATATTCTCGGGATATCCTTTAACTTTTGATGCCGTTAAGTGTAATGTTGAAGTAAGTGCAGGATCTTCAAAGGCACTTCATCAAATAACCGCTATGCATGATGGAACTAATGCATATTTACAACAATCTCAATTCTTGGCAAATAATTATGATTCAGTTCTGGGATTAGGTACTTTTGGTGCAACATATACCTCAAGTAATTTTATTGTTAGTTTCCATCCAGAAGACACAACTGGAGTTACAACTGTTAAAACTTTTAATCAAGTTTTCTATAAAGGAATAGATGATATTAATGTTCCTCCTGATTTAGAATATGAAAATATAATAGAAAGTGCAGAATTTAAGTTTTATAATGCAATTAATGGAGATAGAATTAATAGAAGACAGTTTGATTTAAAAAATAATGGTGTTGACATATTTAAAAAGACTTTTAATCCTTCAGTTGCAATTACTTCGTCCATAGTAGATACTGGAATTGCATATAGTGCATTTAGCATTAAGAATCATTTCTTTAGAACTGGTGAGGAATTAATTTATACTCCCAAGTCTACATTTGTTGGAGTCGGTTCAACACCAATGCAGTATACTATAGATGGATCTACAGTTGGAGTATTGACATCTAGAGTATTTGCAATAAGACATGATGATGATGAATTTGGTATTGCCACAACTAAAGCACATTCAATTAGTGGTATAGGAATTACTGTCACTTCTTTTGGAGAAGGAAATGCACATGAATTTGAAATGGTAAAATCAAATGAAAAAGCATTACTCGCAATTGATGGCATTGTTCAAACTCCAATAGCTAATACAAATATTACACACACTGTAAATAATAATCCATCTCCAGGTATATCAACAGTTCAAACTATTTTTGCTTTAAGTGGAATTTCTTCCGTAAGTATTATCAACATTCTTAAAGTTGAAGATGAATATATGAGAGTTGAAAATGTTGGTATCGGAACCTCTTCTATAGGACCCATCACTCCCGGAATAGGAACTTTTAGTCTGGTAACCGTTGAAAGAGGTGCAGTTGGTAGTTCTGCCACCTCTCATGCAAATGGTTCACTTGTTGAACTTTATAAAGGAAATTATAATATAGTTGATAGTAAACTTAATTTTATCGAAGCACCTAGAGGAAACCCTCAGGGTCAAGATGAGAATGGATTACCATTCTCAAGATCTATATTTAATGGCAGAGTTTATCTAAGAAATGATTATACATCTAACTTCTTATATGATGATATTTCTGATCAATTTACAGGAATAACCTCAGAATTTAATTTAACTGTTGGTGGTGCAAATACTACTGGTATTGGAACAAGTGGTGGNCAGGGTGTACTATTCATTAATGGAATATTCCAGACACCAGAAACTGACAATAATCCTCAACAAAACTATCAAATTATTGAAACTTCTGATGCAACTGTAACATTATCATCAAATTATGCATTTAACGTTGGAGTAGCAATAACTCAATTTGATAATCCAAATTTGGTTGCTAATGTTATAAGCGGAACTAGTTCTGGAATTGCAACTTTCCAAATACGAAGAGGATCTTTAAATGTTGGAGTAGGAAGCACACTATTTGCAGACGGTGTTGATACTAGTGTGCATCCAACTAATGTTTCGTTGGATAACACAACGACACTTAAATTTACTGGAATGTATGTTAATGATGTTGAGACAGATTTTATTAGTGAATCGGATGTAAATGTAAATCAAATTCCTAGAGGTGGATTGCCTATAACCATAGGATCAACAGCGGGACTCGGATATGCTCCTTTAATAGGGGCACAACTTCGTCCTGTGGTTGTAGGAGGTGTTATAACCGATGTTGTTGGTGTTGCAACGACAGGATCATCTTTCGGGATTACAACGGCAACATATGATAAGGTATCTGGTATTTTATCAGTAACTACTAATAATAATCATGGATTGGTATTTGGGGATCAAAGTAAAGATGAGGTAAGATTAGTTGGTTTAGAGTTTGCTTGCCCACCAGGATCCGGAATTACAACAACAATATACCCAGAAAATGGTCCTAGAAATTATCAACTCGTTGGTGTTTCTTCTGCACAAACTTTCCAGGTAAATGTTGGAACCAGTACGATTACACATAATTATGTTGGAAGTGGAACTGTAACACAGTTTTTCCCAGATTTAAGTTTTGGTTCTGGTTATAATGGAATTGTTTCAGTTGCAGTTACAGTTACAGAACCAACAACTACAGTTGGATTGGGGACCACTACATTTAGTTTTACTGAAAGTGAAACAATAACACAAGTTGATAATCCAGGTGTTTTTGGATTTGTTAGATTTGCAACAACAGACTCCGGTATTGTCACATTAAGGGGGGTTGTTGGAGATTTCAATACTTCTGGTGAATTGCAACAAGCAGGAATTGGTATAGGAAGAACTCCAGAAACACTTTCAATATCTGGACATTCAGGAACCAACGCTATTATAACCGGAGCACCTGTTGGATTTAATACACATGAATTCATAAGTGCCGATTCTGGTGCAATTACTAAAGTAGGAACTCTAACTAAAGTAACACCAGCTAGTGGAACTAATTATAATCCACAAACTGGTATTTTATCAGTTACAGCAAATGGTCATCCATTTGTTAATGGTGATCTTGTAACAATTGATGATGGATCATTAGTATTTTCTTGTGCTCAAGATAGTTTCCAAACTTTACATGCGTATCCAAGATCTACTGATTATGTTTCCGGAATTTCTACAGAAGTTACTAAAATAGATAATAATAAATTTACAGTATTTGTTGGAACATCTCCAGCACATGGTGGAGGAGCACTTGAATTCAATATTTCTAATGGTGGAACAGGTTACATTGATCCAGAAATATTTGTCTCCGAACCTTCATATGAAAATCTTTCTGTAATAGGTATTTCTAGAAGAGGAATTGGACCTACAACTGAAACTGGAGTAGGATTAAAGATTGATGCCAAAACAACTCCCAGTTCAGATTTTACTGGAATAGGATCCGAATTATTTGAAGTATCAGAGTTTAATGTTAGCACTCCTGGATATGGATTCCTACCTGGAGATAAATTTAAACCAGTTGGATTAGTTACTTCTAGATTCATAGAATCTTTAGTAAAAGAATTTGAATTGGAAGTNACAGAAGCATTCAGTGATGCTTTCGCTTTATGGCAGTTTGGTGAATTTGATTATATTGATTCTATTAAATCATTACAAAATGGAAAAAGAACTAGATTCCCATTGAAGTATCAAAATGCTCTGATTAGTGTTGAAGCTAACGAATCTTTCAATATAGAATTAGATCCAATTCTTCTTATTTTTAGAAATAGAGTTATTCAAGAACCAGTAAAAACTTATGAATTTGTCGGAGGAACGACCATTAAGTTTAAAGTTGCTCCTAGACCTGAAGATGATATACAAATATTCTTCTATAAGGGAACTGATGGTGATGATTCTTCAATAGTAAAGGCTCCACCAAGACCAATTGAAGCTGGTGATCAAGTAAAAGTCATATCGCAACCAATTCAAGATAATAGATTAGTTTCTGAGTTTGCAGATTCAGATAGTGTTAGAACAAATACTTATAGAGGTCTTGGAATAACAGATGATTTTAAACCGATTGAAGTTATAAGACAAAAAGATGATTTACTCATTGATGGAGAGATAGTCAGTAAATCTAGAGAATTATTAGAATCTAAAATTTTCCCAACGGCGAAAATAATTTACGATTTTAATTCTACTGATGGACAATTCTTTATAGACAATGCTGGTTTATTATTCCATTATGAAAATGACGAAGATGCTTATGGTTTAACAATTGTTCCTGGAGAACCTAACCCAGTAAAATCTGAAGTGACTGCAACTGTTTCTGCTGCAGGAACAATATCAGGTCTAACAATAAATAATGCAGGATCTGGGCATACAACTGCACCTACCATACGTATACAGGCTCCTCCGACACAGATAGGTGTTGGTATCGGAACTACAGCAACTGCAACNGTTACNGTTAGTGGTGGTGCGATCAATGGATTTACAATTACAAATCCTGGATTTGGTTATTCCGAAACTAATCCACCTCAAGTTATCGTATCTNTACCAGATATTNTAAGATCTGAAACTATAACTGGAATTAATTCTGTGAGGGCAAATAACGGTGTTATCACCGGAATAGGAACTACCAGTATTGATGGCAATTTAGCAATTAAGTTTACCGCAGTTTCTATAAAAGAAGATTTTGANACTACTAATCTTTTTGTAACTGGTAATCCAGTTTACATTTATGATACTCAGGTAGGAAATGGTGTCACTTCTATTGATGGAAGTGATTCTCAAATTGTTGGGATAGGAACCACATTTGTTGACAATGTTTATATTATACATTCGTTCTCTTTCACTGGTGTTGCACCTAATAATGTCACGGGAATAATAACCTGTAGAATTGATTCTGGGACAGATACTACTAAGATTACTGAAACTGTTGGATATTCAACAAATCCCATTGGAAAGTTTTCCGTTGGTCTTTTGACAGGTCCTATTGTTACAAGATCATCTGAACCACTATCAATAGGTGTTACTGGTTTTACAATCAACTCTGGGTTAACGACATTCCCAACTATTATACGAACTGCAGGAGAACATACATTATCAGAATTTGGTCCAATTACAGAATAGTCCTTATAAATATCTAAAAAACTATCGATATGTCCGCCGTAGTAACAGATCAATTTAGAATTGCTAATGCCACTAATTTTGTAGAATCCGTTTTNAACGATGCAAATTCTTATTATGTTTTTTTGGGATTGCCAAATCCTACAATTGCTGGATTTGGTAGAACTGATGTTACTACCGGAGCAGCAAAGTGGCCTTTAGCACCAGTTGACAATTCTAGTTATCAAACTCATTATAGAGATTCTATGATGTTTGGTAAAAAAATAACTAGTGCAAATATTAGAAGAGTTATAAAAAAACATATTTGGGTTAAAAATAATCGATATGATATGTATCGTGATGATTATAGTGCAACTAATTTGGCACCGAATTCAAAAACGAGTAATTTATATCGATCAAATTACTATGTAATGAATAGTGATTTTGAAGTTTATATCTGTATTGATAACGGTTCAAGTGGAACTTCGGAAGAATCTAGTGCAAAAGGAAATAGATCTTTAATTGAACCAGATTTTACCGATGTAGAACCAATAACCCAATCTGATGGATATACTTGGAAATATCTTTTTACTGTTGCACCTAGTGATATAATAAAATTTGATTCGACCGAATATATTGTATTACCAAATGATTGGTCTACTACAACAGATTCTCAAATAAAAACTATCAGAGAATCTGGCAATTCTGATGTAAATAAAAATCAGATAAAAAAAGTATATGTAGAAAAAGTTGGATTGACAGGTGCTTATGTATCGACTTCAGGGGGTAAAGATCCTCATACACTTAATATTTTGGGAGATGGTACTGGAGGAAAAGTTAGTATAACAGTTACATCTACGGGTAAAATTGATACAGTAAAAGTAGTATCTGGTGGATCTGGATACACTTATGGCATTGTTGATTTGGGACCAATACAAATAGATCCTGATAACAGCACAGCTCTAGGAAAATTGGTTCCCATTATACCACCATCCAAGGGACATGGTTATGACATCTATAAAGAACTCGGAGCGGATAAAGTTTTAATTTATTCTAGATTTGATGATTCAACTAAAGATTTTCCATCAGATACTTCTTTTGGTCAGGTTGGAATAATAAAAAATCCTGAAAAATCCACTTCGACAGATATATATAAAGCAAATGAATTTTCTTCTTTAGATTCTTTTAAAATTAGTTCAACCCTGGCAGATTCAAAAAAATATGTGGGAGTTGGAATTACACAGACAGTTGAAGGTGGAACAGCTAGGGGATACATTGCATCTTATGATTCTGACACACAGATAGTAAAATATTTTCAAGATAGATCATTATTTTTTCCAAACAAATATGATCACACTGATTTAATAAATGTCTCTACACAATCCAAAGTACTTAAATTTGGAGGATCGGAAGAAATAACCGTTTCTACTAATCCATTACAATTAAAAAGTATTGATACAACATTAACAGGTATTACAACAACTTCTAACGAAAAAATTATAAATCTTGGAGTTGAATATGTAAGTGGTGTTGCTGAACCGGAGATAAATAAAAAGACGGGAGACATTATTTACATCACAAATCGATCTACTGTTCAAAGAGATGTAAGACAAAAAGAAGACATCAAAATTGTCCTGGAATTCTAATAAAAAAAGATGGCACAAAAAACTAATTTAAATATAAATCCGTACTATGATGACTTTGATTCTAAAAAGAATTTTCAAAAAGTTTTATTTAAACCAGGATTTCCAGTACAAGCAAGAGAGTTAACAACATCTCAATCAATTTTACAAAATCAGTTAGAATCTTTTGGTACTAATATATTCAAAGATGGATCAGTCGTTGTCCCAGGAGCGATTGCGTATGATAATAATTACACTTCTGTTAGATTAAAGTCTTCTAATTTTGGTATTGATGTTTCCCTTTATATTAAAAATTTCATAGGAAAAACAATAATAGGACAAACTTCTGGTGTACAGGGGACAGTAAAATTTGTTCTTCTACCAGAAGAAGATAGTAGAGTTGATGAAGTTACATTATATGTAAGTTATACGACTAGTGGAAATAATTTCAGTCAAAATTTCTTTTCTAATGGTGAAGAATTAGTATGTAATGAAAATGTCACATATGGTCTCACTACCATCAATGCAGGAGAAGTTTTTGCCTCTCTGACTACATCAGATGCTACTTCAATTGGTAGTGCCGCATATATTACAGAAGGTGTTTATTTTGTAAGAGGATACTTTGTTAATGTTGAAAGTCAAAAGATAATATTAGATCCTTATACGAACGATTCTTCTTATAGAGTTGGACTACAAGTAGATGAAAATATTATTTCATCAAAAGATGATGAAAGTTTATTTGATAACGCAAAGGGATTTAGTAATTACGCGGCACCAGGTGCTGACAGATTTCAAATAAAATTAATTTTAATCAAGAAAGATCTTGGTGATAATGATGATACAGACTTTATCGAGTTAATGCGTATCGATAAAGGTCAAATTAAAGTAATTGAAACAAAGAGTGATTATAATTTAATCAAAGAATATATTGCAGATAGAACATTTGATGAGTCTGGAAATTATGCCGTAAATCCATTTACTGTCACCGTATACAATTCTTTAAATAATGGAATAGGAAATAATGGATTATATTATCCAAAAGAACTTACAGAGGAACAAAATATTCCAGATGATGATTTAATGTGTGTTAAAATATCAAGTGGCAGGGCTTATGTTGCTGGATATGATGTTGACAAAATTGGAACAACTGTTTTAGATATTGAAAAACCAAGAGAAGTTGGTATCCGTACAGATGTTTCTCTTGGATATGAATTAGGAAATCTTCTTAAAGTAAATACGGTCGCAGGTCTACCTACTCAAGGATCAGTTATAACGATAAGAAATAATTTTAATGGAACTGGTGATATTATTGGAAGTGCTAGAGTTTATAGTTTTAATCTTGAAGATGCAAACTATGAAAATGATGCCACAGTATGGGATCTGAGACTATTTGATCTTCAAACCTATACTACCATTACTTTAAATCAATCTGTTAGTAATGCTGAGGTAAGGGAAGGATCCTTTATTAAAGGTAAGAGTAGTGGAGCAAGTGGATTTGCTGTAGGTGCTGGTGGAGGATCTACAGTCGTCAATCTACTACAGACATCCGGAACTTTCCATAAAGGAGAGAAAATTGAAATTGATGGATCTACCGATGTTCCCAGAACTATTGGTATTGCATCGGCATATAACACACAAAATATTAAATCCGTATCTGGGACTAATTTTAGCGCTAATAGTGTCTTAAGAAAATTTAACATTCCAAATGGCATCAAAGAAGTGTCCATTGACGCCAATAACGTTGTTCATGCAGGTGGAGATGCATTTACAGGACTGAGAGTTGGTTCTATTGTCCGATATCAAAGAGCAGGAATTAATACAGAGACATATAATAAAGTCGTTAGTATTGCTGATGATGGATTATCAATGCAACTTGGAGAAATTGCCACTGATATTCCAGGTGTTTATGATGGAAATCTGCCCAGTGCCAATACAACAGTATCAATGTTTGCCGGTGCTCCTGTAGTAACAGGTTCTGGAAGGTTATTTGTACCTCTTGCAAATAAAAATGTATCTAAGGTTGATCTGAGTGCTTCAGAATTTAAAATAAGTAAAAATATTGCTGGAACTCCTAGTAATGGTCTCATTACTATTTCAGATAGCGATATTACTGATATCTCTAATTTTAGTTTTGAACCCTTTGATGCAGAAAGATATGCTGTATCTAGAAATGATACTAATGCAATTGTTCCTATACTAGCAGCAAATAGAGAACCAGATGGTTCTCAAATAACCTTAGGTGGTCTTCAAAATACTGCAAGTACAATAAATGTATCATTAAATAAAATAGGTCTTCTTAGTAAAGAAAAAGCATATGATCGTAGTAGAAAAGTTACAGTAACTTTTTCTAAAAATCAATCTTCTGGAGCAACTGCTGACGGTTCTGGTGGAAATAACGCACTCGAAAATGGATTAACATACAGTGACAAGCACATGTATGGGACAAGAGTTGAAGATGAAGAGATATGTTTAAATTATCCAGATGTTGCTAAAATTATAGCAATTTATGAATCACTAGGCACTTCTGCTCCAACTTTTGATAGATTAACATTTGATAATACATTAGATGTCAATAATAATGCAATAGTTGGTGAAAATATAAAATCACTTGATGGAAAGATTGTAGCTAGAGTGGTTGGTAAAACCACTGATGCTGTTGATGTAGTCTATTTGTCGTTAAATAAATTTGATTCATTTGATGAAGTAGAATTTGAAGAATCTAATATGACAGGTGAAATTCAGCTTCAAACTGAAGGAAAATATAAAGATTTGACAACTTCTTTTACTTTAGATAAAGGGCAAAGAAATCAATATTATGATTACTCCAGAATTGTTAGAAATGCAGGGGTATCTGCACCATCTAGACAATTAACTATTATTTTTGATCATTATACAGTTCCTTCAGGAGATACTGGAGATGCTTTTACTGTTCAAAGTTATGATCAAGATAGATTTAGAACCGATATACCTTCTATAGGATCTATTGCTCCAATTAGAGCTTCTGATACAGTTGATTTTAGACCTAGAGTTGAAGTATATGATCCATCTACTGCAACTGTTTCTCCATTCCACTATTCTTCTAGGTCATTTGATTCTTCTATTACAAAATACTTAGTTCCTGAAGAAACTTTAAGAATTGGATATGAATTCTATCTACCTAGAATTGATAAATTGTTATTGAACAAGTATGGGAAATTCGTATACAAAAAAGGCATTTCATCAGATTCTCCTAAAGCTCCTCTAAGTGATGATGAGACAATGATGGAAATTGCAACCATCGCTCTCCCTCCATTTCTTTATGCACCTCAGAGTGCAATTATTACTGAGAGAGATAATAGACGATATACGATGAGAGATATTGGCAGACTTGAAACTAGAATTGCTAACTTAGAGGAAACAACTTCTTTATCCTTATTGGAATTGGATGCTAAAAGTTTACAAATACAAACAAATGGTTTAGATAGATTCAAAACCGGAATTTTTGCAGATCCATTTAATGATTATAGTTTTATAAATGTACAATCATCAATTGAGGTAAATCCAGATTTAGGTGAAATTAATCCATTTACAATAAGAAATTCTTTAGAATCGTTAGTTACTTCAGCAGAAAGTGTAACACCCGAAGAATTAGATTTTGGAACTGATTTTGAACTGATTGATTCTAATGTTAAAAAAACCGGAAATGCTGTAACATTAAATTATGAAGAAGTTCCTTGGATTGAACAACCAAAAGCTACTAAGTCCGAATTAGTTAATCCATATGAAGTTCCAGCACTAAGGGGAAGTGTTGAATTAACTCCTCAAACTGATTATTGGAGCAGAACGGTACAAAAAGATGGTGGAGTAATAACTGTAACAGGAAAAGATACAAATCTAAAATTAAAAAATAAAATAGATCTCGGTGACAAAGCACTCGATTTGGGAACTATTGTAACTGAAACAGAATCTTCATCAAAGACTACTATTCAGGGTGGTGGTAAAGATTTCACGACAGTAACAGTAGATACAACAGATACTGGTACTTATACTGATAGTATTAAATTAAAAGGAAAATCAACAGATTCGGTAACTTTCTCTGATCAAGATACCTGGTTTAAAAATGAGTTAATTGCTTCAGGTGATGAAGATTTTATGAGATCTAGAAATACTCAATTTAAGGGTTATGGTTTCGGAAACTTTACACAACTCTATGCGTTTTTAGATTCTAAAACACCAATCATTGTTCCCAAATTGCTAGAAATTGCAACAGAGAAAGATGGTGAAACTAGTGGTTCTGTAGGATCTTTTACTGAAGGAGAATCAGTTGAAGTATATGATCCTGTAGACACTAATAAACTCATAGGAACATTTAGACTCTGCAGACCAAATCATAAAGAAGGTCCTATCAATAACCCAACAGAGACATATTTATCAAGTCCATATAGTCATGGTGATATTGAACTTGGAAAAACTTATACATCTTCAACACCAGTATTAAACATTGATACAAAAAGTCTTTGTGAAAGATCACAGGGTGATTTTTATGGATATGCAAAGAAAAATTCTTTGTTAAAAGGTAAAAATAGTGGAGCAACTGCATATGTAAAGGGTGATATAAGATTAGTTACAGACGTTTTTGGAGGAATTTATGGAACTTTCTTCATAGAAGATCCAAACACCACACCTACTCCAGAAACTAAATTTAACACTGGATCTACACAATTTGTTCTTTCCACTAGTGCGACAAATAGTCAAGCTTTACCTGGAATGGATTATTTTGTAGATGAAAATGGAGAACAAAAACCATTGGTTAGAGGTTCAGCAAGTTATGAAACGGGTGGAACACTCGATCAATGGGAACAGCAAAAATTTGTACAGGAAAATACAACCACTGTTACTTCAGTTGTAAAGGTAAGTGGTAGTGTTAGTGCAACATTAACCACACAAAATCAACATACACATACTGAAGAAACAGAATATGTCGATCCCATAGCACAGACATTTGTTGTTGGAGGTGCTGTAGAAGCTCCATCTGCTGTTAATCAAAATGATGATAAAGATGGGGCATTTTTAACTGCCGTTGAAGTGTTTATTAGTGTGGTAGATGATAGTCAATCAATAAAATGTCAGATAAGAACTACGACTGGTGATGACAGACCTTCACGACTTGTGTTAGCAGAAAAAGAGTTAGTACCTCAAACTGCAAATGCAGAGGGTGCAATTGTTGATAATGTGGTTGCTTCTACTGATGCTTCTGTACCCACAAAATTTGTTTTCGATGAACCGGTATATTTGGCACCTGGAACTGCATATGCAATTGTACTGATTGCAGAAAAATCTTTAAAATATGAAGCTTGGACAGCTATTCAAGGTGAACAGATTATCAATCCAGAAGCTTCCAGTGAAGCACTCACCGAAAACTTCAGTGTGTCTGGCAATGAAGCAGTTGAGAAAGCAAAATATACAACACAATATGCATTAGGTGCTTTCTTCAATTCTCAAAATGGTGGTTTGTGGACAGAAAATCAAAAACAAGATCTTACCTTTAAATTATATAAAGCAAAATTCACTTCCCAATCGGGTGGTGTATTGTTTAACAATCCAGAATTGGATGAGAGTAATGATTATGTTAAGAAATTAAATTCTAATCCTGTCCGAACATTACCAAGAACAGGAAAGATTGGTATTCAAACATCTAATACATTAACTACAGAACTGTCTGCTGGAAGAAAAATTGCATCTTTAGACAGTAATAAAGTTGGAACTGCTGTTATAACTGGAACTGGAGCGTCTTGTGTAACAGTTTCTGTTGTTGAAGGACTTGGTGGTGCTAATTATGTTGTTGATCAAACAGGAACTGGTGGAGTCGAAACTTTTGCCATTGAAGGAGAAGGAACCGGACTGAAATTATCAATAGATTCTGTAGATGCTAATGGTGCTATTACAGGAATATCAGTATTAACTGGAGATAATGAAGGAGGTTTTGGATATCAGATAGGAGATGTAGTCGGCATCAAAACGGAGACGGTTGGTGGTACACCTGGCACTGGATCTGGAGCTAGAATATCGATTGGGTCTATCGGAGACAGAAATATGATTTTTGTTGACAATATTCAGGGTAATACAACATTTTCTCAAAATACTGGAACTGATCTACACTATTACACTGATAGTGGAACTATTGCAGATTCAAATTTAAATGTTTCCTCAGTCTCTTTTGATGGTGGAGTAAATTCTGGAAATTATTTACAGGTTAATCATTTTAACCATGGAATGTATTCCTCAACAAATAAAGTTAGATTAAGTGGTGTAAAACCAAATGCAAGTCCAACCACAATTGAAGTTGATATTGAGAATACCACAACTGGTATAATTGGTGTTGCTGATACGACAGGATTTGATAAGTTTGAAGGAATAAGTGTTGATTCGACTAATAATCCAGGATATGCATTAATTAATAGTGAACTTATTAAATATACTTCTGTCGGATCGGGCACTTTGACTATAGATTCTCAAGGAAGAGGAATAGATAATACAATTACTTCTAGTCATTCTTCTGGAGATACCATTGTAAAATATGAATTAAATGGAATATCTTTAAGAAGAATAAACAATATAACACATTCAGTTTCCTCTGAAGGACTTGAAGCAGATAGTTATCATATAGAAATCGATAGATCAAGCACCTATGGTGAAGATAGAAGTGCGGATACCTCTAGTCCTCCCAGACCTCAGGTTTCATTCACTTCTGACGAATTTGCTGGCGGAAATGATGTATTTTCTTCGGAAAATATCTTATTCAATGCAGTTGTCCCAACTTATGATTTCATTGCCCCAGTCGGAGGTAATGAGACTGTATTTACAGATGTATCTGCATCTATAAGAACAACCACTGGAACAAGTGTTAGTGGAAATGAAGGATCTTTCGTTGATAATGGATATCAAGATGTTACTTTGAATCAATATAATGCATTGACTAGTGTTAGAATGGTTGCTTCTAAAGTAAATGAAGATGAATATTTGACAGATTTGCCCAGAAATAAATCATTCACAACTAATATAGTATTAAAATCCAATAGTGAAAATTTATCTCCAATGATTTATTTGAATGGAGGTTCTGCTACAGAATTTATTAGTAATAGATTGAATCGACCAATTGATTTGGAGAAATATGATTCAAATAGTTTAACTAAAACCATTAACGAAGATCCTCATTCTTCAGTGTACATTTCTCAAGATATATTACTTACTCAACCATCAACATCATTAAAAGTAATCGTAGCAGCATATCGTCATGAATCTTCAGACTTTAGAGTTGCTTATAAGTTAATGAGAGAGGATTCGACATCTGTAGAACAGGCATTTGAGTTATTCCCAGGTTTCAAAAACTTAACTAGTAAGGGAACTGTCATTGATCCTGCAAAAAATGATGGAAGACCTGATTCTTTTGTTCCACCAAATTCTGATGGACAATATAGTGAGTACACATTCACTGCAGAAAATTTAGATGCATTTGTCGGATATTCTATAAAAATAATGATGTCTGGATCAAACCAAGCATACTATCCTAGAATTACAGATTTAAGAGCCATTGCATTAGCATAAAATGATTAGAGTAGAAGGTCACACAAATTTATATCGTGATGAAAGAACAGGTGCCATAGTTAATATGGATACTGTTGGATATCAAAATTACTTAAGATCTGTTAAAGATGCTGAAGAAAAGAAAAAAGAACTTGATAATATGAAAAAAGATATTGATGATATTAAAGGTGCTCTAAAGGAGATTCTGAGTAGACTTACATAAATACATCCCTAAATACTAATTAGATAACAATATATTGAAGTAAATGGCTGCTGTATATGTTAGTAATATTGTAATTAACCAAGGAG